AATTCTTCTGGATTATCCTTTATTAATTGTATAAAATACTCTTTTTGATCATTTGACAAGACATCAGGACTCGGAGATACTACTCTCTGAGTCTCTGTTGTTTCGCTTTGTCTTACTTCTGTTGCCATGATACTATAACTCCACCATTATTTATCAGTCAAATTCTAGTATATTTTCTAGATTTCATTTTCACTGTCGGTTTCATTAATAATTTTGCTATTCTCATAATTTACGTTATTGGCTTTAAGAAATTCTTTTTCTTCCTTTACTGCTAAGTCAATATCTGATTTATCTAGTCCTGTCGTGTCTAATTGTTTATTTCCGGGTGGGTTTTTAATTGAATTGACTTTAGGTTCACCTGATTGGCCAATCTTTGATAGTTTTGGAGTATTCACAGCTCTTCCTCTACCATTTCCCTTGCTACTATTTGCAAGCACTTTGGGAATATTTACAGAGTCACATTCATTTGATTCTTGATTTTCAGTGAGACCTCGCAACAAATTTTTTGTAAATCCTGATAAGATACCGAATTTTCCTCCAATACTTTTCGTGCTTTTTGTTCTCCCAAGAACTCCCATAATCACTGGAAAGTTTTGATCTGGAGCCATGAACAAACCAAACACTATATCGTGTTGTGTGATACGAACTGCTCTTGTTCTGCCTCCTCCACCACTACCATCACTTACACCAAGCATGACCATTGCTGTATGACAATCTTTGTCTTGAATATTATCACTATTTGAATATGTACCAAAGATACGCACCTTGTATCTCCACCCCCAGCTAAACCCTTGTGCTGTTTGTTTTTGAGCGTCAATCGATACTACTTTTCCAATCCAGAACTCTGGACTTTCGCCAAAAAACCCATCAAGCATTTCTTTCATCAGTCCTTACTCCTTCTAATACCGTATGAGTCACGAACTAACGTCAATGATGTAAAAGATCTTAGAGAATCAAAATGATGACATAGATGTAAAATTAAATACTTACCACTTTGTTGTTCATCAGATGGAGACTGCACCATGTCTTCCTTAATTGATTCAATTTCCAATTCAATTACATCACCAGCTCTCAACTCAGCATTGCATGGAATTTGAATCTCCATTACAATTGAATGAAGTAAATTGTATCTCATTGTAGAAGTTGCTTGCCACTCTCGTGGATCATTATTTGGATTTTGATTTTGTACTTCAAATGAACCTATATCTAAAATATGATGATTTGTCTTTACAAAACTTTTTAATTCATCAGTTTTGATTGGTAAATCTCCACCAAGAGTTTTTTTAACACCATCTTTATCGACACTGAAAACAACTTCACTATGTTCAAAGGTTTGTGGGTTGAAAAAGATATTTCGGTTTACATATGTACCATCTTTCAATGCTTTAGTGATATCTTGATCCTTTTTGACTTTAGGTGCTAATAATATATTAAAATCATTATCACTATTCTCTACATTGCTTCTCAAAGCACCATAATACAAGTATTTTTGTTTTGGCTCTTGTGATAATAATGAATCTATTGATTTATATTTGAATCCATCTTGAGTTTGATAAAAGAAGTATCCTGCATCACCCTTTACAGGTACAGATCTTCGACATAAATCAAGTATTATATTTAAAGCACCTCTACCTTTACCAACAAATCCGTAAGAATTTTTTGTAGGTTCAATATCTATCTTGTCGTTACTTATTTGTAATTTTTGTTGTAAAATTTTTCTAATACTATCACTTATTCTTCCCACATATCTATCAAATACAGGCACTTCTGAGTTTCTAAGTTCTTTTTCATTAACAAAAGTGAGTAAAACAGTTTGTCTATTTGACTCCTGATGCATGATAGGGGAACTAGTAACCTTAAAAGGATCTCTTGTAAAATCAAGAGTACCAAATGATGTTTGTATTTTAACTTTAAGATCTTCCAATGCTGTAATTGGCAAACCATCCTTTATGCTAGTAAGATTTTCTTTTTTATCTTCTACTGACCCACCTGCATCTACATATGTCAAATTACCAGATACCACAGGAGAATATAAACTCTCATAGTAGTTGAAATTTACAGTTTTACCTTGTAAAGGGTGCTCCTTACCATCCTTACTTATAGTAAGAACTTCATATATGGCTGCTCGTGATGCTCCTGATGACATTATACTTGTACTGGTGTGTTAACTCGGACAATTTGTCTTTGAAGGACAATAGTTTTACTACTTGAAACATTATTTGAAGTTAGTCCATCAGTAGTATTTAACGCAGTAAGTCCATTCTTATTTTTATCAGTTGGTTTCACAAGGTTTTGTTGTGTCTTTTTATATTCACCCATTTCGATAACATAATTTCTATAAGCATTCCTAAAATTTCTTCTTCCTTGTCTTGTTTTAGGAAAGTTCTCTTTTACGGGCATGACAGGTGGTACGATAACATTTGTCACACCTGATATCTCTGTTGATTTTTTACTATCACCATCACCTGTAGCATCACTCAACATTGCTTTTGCTTCATTCTGTATTTTTAGTGATTCATCCATATCAGTTACGACCACTTCCTTCCCATCAACTATTTTAACTACTTCAGAAGCAGGATTTGAAAGATTGGTTGTTATCACTTCATTAGATTCAATCTTAGTTGCCTCATCATTTTTGCCTTCTATGTCATCCTTTCCATCATCCGTTCTTTTTTCCGGATCTTGCATCAATCCCTTTTCTTCACCACCTAAAGCTTTACTATTTGCTGCTAACCCTTTATTTTCACGAACAATTTCATCACTTGCTTTATCTAATTCTCCTACTTGACTATCGATGTCTTTAGATGCAAGTTGTGCTTTATCTAAATCTACATTAACTTTTTCCTTCTCAGATTCGTAAGAATCCTCACTTTTAAATAATTTTCCAATTGATGTAAATACTGGTTGTAAAAATTCCACTACCCCTTCAAAAAATGGTTTTACTTTATCGATTAATTTTTTTATGGCATCAATTATATCAGGTAAAGCTTTCACTACAATACCACCAACGATTGCACCTACAAAATTAAATATTCTATCTACCAAACCCATTGAGGATTTTACAGGAGATTTTAAATCAGGTTTTTGATTTGATTTAATTGGTTTTTCAAGTCCTTTTTCTTGTTGTCTTTGCTTTTTTTCTTCCTCTAATTTTGCTAAGAAATCTTCACGATCTTTCTTCTTCTCATCAACAGCTTTCTTACCATCAAGCAATACACTCTTGATGTTAGTCACATTAAGTTTTACTTTTTTGAGTTCTGATGTTGCTGCCATTAGGATATTCTAAGAATCTCAGGGGTCATAACCATGTAAGAATTGAAAGGATTTACAGAGGGTATTCTTTCAGTTTCTGTGCTTGGTGGTGCTGTAACATTTACTTCTGGTAATGGTGTAGAAATTGGAGGTAGATCCATCGCTACTATATTGGTACCACCACTCTCACCTAATGTTTTCATAGTTTCTTGAGTTCTATGTGCTGGTACTATATTCACGGCAGTTTTAAATTCAACAATCTCTGGGCCATCTTCACCAACCAATGTCAATCCAGTGGCATCACCACCAACTTTTCTATAATTAAGTTGTTTTTCAAATTCTGCTTCAATCTCATCTTTTCTTTCTTTAACCAACCTATCTGTCTCCTTATGATAAGCAGTAAATAAATCACCTCTTTCTTTACCTCTTGGCATTGCTTTAATTTCTAGAAATTCTTCAGTTTCCCTCCTTTCTTTTCTTATTCTTTTACTCTCTGATTTTTTCTCATTATTTCTATCTTTGGTAAGATTTTTGATTTCTTGGTCTCTTGCTTTGAATTGATCAACAATTGCTTGTTCATCAGGTGTAAGTTCTTTATACTTTAATTTTACCATTTCACCCTCACGCTCTACACGATATCTCTCACCAAAAATACCACTTATATGTGCCTTCTCAACACCTTGTTCTTTCATGCTTTCTCTATTTTCTTTTCTTGCATCTGATACTTTTGAATCACCAAGCATGTCACCACGCAACCATTTAAAGAGATCAGTGGCACCCTTAATTGCCAGTATGATTCCACCTATCACTAATGCAATCTTAGCAACGATCACAGCAGCACCCGCAACTGCAGCAATAACAGTCCCTATGGCAGATCCCACAGCGATAATTGGGCCAATAATACCAATCAAAGCTATTGCACCTAATGCACCAAGAACCCATTTAAAATGTTTTGCTATAAAATCAAATGCACCTTGCAATTTTTCAAAAATTTCAGGTCTTGCTAAAAATTTAAATGCAGCACTTCCAACGATACCTAAACCGATCGCAGTCACAGCATCCATCAATCTACCAAACACACCTTTCACAGGTGCTAAAACACCCTGTGAAATTTTGCCTATTCTATTTCCAGTTTTCTTAGTAGTGGACTCTAAACCCTTTTCTTTTCTACCTTGTTTTTCTTGAGCTGCATCCTCTCTTGCTTGTTCATTTTCTTTATCTGCACTTTGTACTCTTGATTCATAGTCACTCTTTATAAACTCAGCAATACCTGATAATACATTATTAATTTCTGCTATTTCTGTTTTTTCTTTTTGATGATTAGTTCTGTGTGTTTTTTGTATCTCTTTAATAATTGTGATCTTTTCAGCATTAATCTTTACCTTCTCTTCTAGTTTTACCAATCCAGCATCGGGTGGTGCAATTAATTTTGCTGGTTGAATTTTTGCCTTTTTTAACTCCTTGTTTTTTTCCTGCTCTTTTTTTAATTTAGCTTGTGCCTTTTTCAGTTCTCTTAAATTGATATCTGCCTGTACTTCTGCAAGTGTTTGAAACTTTTTTGGTCTTCCTCTTCTTTTCTTTAGTTTACCATCTTCTACACCCAATTTATCTTGTACCTTTTCATTTGCCATTTCAGAAAGTTTACTAACTTTCAACTTTGCTTTTTTCTTTACCTTTTCAGCACCAGACTGCACCGCCTTTTTAGCGACCTTTTTTCCTACAGTAGCAGCAATCTTTGGTAGTGCCATTTATGAGTTACGTTGTTGTGCTTTTAAATTTTCTTCTTCAATATATTGTTTCAACAGAGTCACGTACACATCCCTTTCCCAAGGCATCATATTTTCTATCTCTGTCAAAGAGTATTTATGATGCTGAATCAATGCAAAGTTTACTTTATAGTATGACTCTAGACTCATGTGAGCCATACCTAACTGAAAAAACTTGCCAGTCCCTCCAGTACAACTTCTGATTCAACTCCAGTTTTCGGATTCTTTACCTTTATTTTATGACTTAACTTAGGCATTGTTTTGAAGAATTGTTCAACCTGTTGGAATTGTTTGGTATTCAGTTGATCAATGAATTCATCAAGTTCCTCTTTTGTGCTTTCAGAGGCATCCCAACTCTCTTCATCATCATAAACCATATCAATACATGTGGATAACATAGACATCGCTGCTGATACAGATTCTTTCGCTTCAGCCATCTCAAAATCAAAATTATTTTCAACAAATTGATCTAAAGTTGGATATTTTAATTTCATTGAATATTTTTCATCAAGTTTAATTATTAAATTATGATCCTTACTCTTCTTAACTTTGATGTCATCGATATTAATAGATGTCTCCACTGAAGTTTCTCCATCATCTGGGCAAGTAACGTTCACTTCAACTGTCTCACCGACTGATTTTGATCTTACGTTCAAGAAAAGATACTCTATATCAAACGTTGGAAGTTTAGTCACATCAATATTTTTTGTAACTAAACAATCACTTATTATTTCAATAATCGCATCAGTAATTTGTTTTTGATCATTTGATTCTAAAGCTAGAACCAGAATTTTTTCTTCACGAACTAAGAAAGGACGATATCTAATTTTCTTTCTATTAGATGGTAATGTCAATTCATAAGTTGGTGTATTAATCTTGGGTAATGGCATGATATTTTATTCAGTATTTTATTTATACTCATTATACAGCATTTTTTTCCGTATGTCTACTCTATTATCCTGTAAAAAGATTGAATAAAGTTGAGAGTATGCTTGGTTGTCTTACTTTCCTATTCACTATATATCGATCATAATTGAAACTTACAGATACCTTTAATAAGTCAGCAGAACCATAAGTAACAGGTATTGGAGTAATTGATTTAGGAAATGCGTTAATAAATTGATAAGTGATCCCACGGTCAGCATTTTTTTCAAATTTTGAAATATACATTGAAGACACCTTATATGTGTCCGGATATTTCAAACGACGATAGTAAGGTTTTTGTAGATCATCAACCTCTCTTTCTGCACCACTTGTGATATAATCCATCCAACCTTCAAATATTGTCAGTAGTGTATAATCCTTGTCTATGTAGAATGTAAAATCAATGTCAGTATAAAGTCTTGAGTGTGCAAATTCCTGTGGAACACCCATAAAATTATCTTTTACTTCGGCAGTAGCCAGTGCACTTGCAGGGAGAGATGCATCAAAACATAGTATACCCATCTGACGAGATATAAAATCGTCTGCATTAAGTATTCCTAAATTATTTCTTAAATAATTAATTATGCTCGTGTTAAATCCAGCAAAGTGAACTTGATATTGATTATTTAATGATAGATTACCAAATTTTAATTTGGCATCAGTCATGGTTATTTTCTGTACTAATCCTTCGTGTGACACACTAAATACCTTTATGACTTTGTTTTTATATATTTATGTCATATAAAGGGAGATATTCACCTTCATACCCTAAAAAGTATAAAGGAAACCCATCAAACATCATTTACCGTTCACTTTGGGAGAGAAAGTTTATGGTTTACTGTGATTTGAATGAGAATATACTTGAATGGGGAAGTGAAGAGATAGTCATTCCTTATCGTTCACCAATCGATAATCGAGTGCATCGTTATTTTCCAGACTTTTATGTAAAATTAAAAGAGACTACTGGTAAGATAAAAAAGTATATTATTGAAGTTAAACCTAAAAAACAACTTAAACCACCTGTCAAACCAAAAAGACAAACGAAAGGATATCTTCGCGAAGCATATGAGTATGCTCGTAATCAAGCAAAATGGAAAGCTGCCGTGGAATACTGTCAAGATCGTTTATATGAATTTAAGGTGATGACAGAGGATGAACTTGGAGTCAAATGAACCGTATTAGTCCAGTATTAGACCAATTAATAGGGATCGAAGATCCTGATGAATTGATGGTGGAAATAAGTGAGGTTGTAAATGATACAATATCAGCACCACAAGTTGGTCAATTTTTCATCTTTTCATATCAACCTTCATCCACAGGTAGATTTGACGCACATCCTTTAGTAGCAGTCACTGATGTGTTCTCTTGGGGGTTTCGTGGAACTAATTTTCATCATGGTGATTCAAGGTCATATTCATTTTCAAATATAGTTGGAAGCACGTATCGTGTGTATCCAGAGGAGATTACTGACCTTCAAGCTCTTCCTTTTGGAAGAATGCGTCTAAATAGTTAAAAAAAGAGATATGGTTTTCGGTTTATTCAATAATTTTAAAAATAATGTAACCACAAAGTTTAAATCTGGTGGATTTCGATACCCGTTGGAAGCTTTAACAGAGTCTACTGATTACTTGCAATTTACGATTGTAGAATATCAAAGTGTAAAAGAAAGAGGTAGTGGAAGTTTGGTGGGTTCACCCGGATCAAGACGCATTGGGCCACAAGGAACAAAAGATAAGGCAACAAAAATTTTAGGAAGCATTATATTACAAATGCCATCAAATATTCAAGATGGAAATGCTGTGGATTATGGTGAGAGTAAAATGAATACTCTCATGGGTGCTGCTGCAGGTGTGATTGGATCAGGAATTAAAGGTGGTGGTGAAGCATTAGCAGCAATGGTAAAGGGTGATAAAGCAGAAATGGAAGCAGCAACACAAAAAATGTCTAAAAATATGAAAGGTGCTGTGGGTGTGGATGAAAGTATTATGGATGCTGCGTCTGATTTTGTTACCGCAAAAGCAACATCTTCTGCATTAGGAGCACTTGGAGGTAACGTATCTGCAGCACAATTATTAGCAAGAGAAACAGGTCAAATATTTAATCCCAATATGGAACTGCTTTTTAATGGGCCTACATTAAGAAATTTTAATTTTTCATTTAAAATGACTCCAAGAAGTCCTGAAGAAGCATTAGAGGTAAAAAATATCATAAGAATGTTTAAATTAAATATGGCACCTAAAACAAAGAACACTGGATCAGTGGGTGGGTCAGGTATATTCTTGAAAACTCCTAGTGTATTTGAACTACGATATAAAAAAGGAGCGAGTGAACATCCGTTCTTACATAAATTCAAACAATGTTTCTTGACAAATATATCTGTAAATTATACGGGTGAGGGTGTGTATGCAACTTACGATGATGCAACACCAATATCAATGACAATGGATTTATCATTCAAAGAACTTGAACCAATTTATGATGTTGATTATGACTTTGCTGACGGGGTAGGATTCTAATGGCTTATTTTAGAGAATTACCGAATATAAATTATCCATCATTTTTGAGTGATAAAAATTCATCTCTTGAATTTATCGAAGTAAAAAACTTTTTTCGTAGAGTAAAGTTAAGAGAGGATCTTCAAAATACTTTAACCTTATTTGATAAGTATGAGATTCCAATGGGTCATAGACCTGATAATGTAGCAGAGGATTTATATGGATCTGCTGAATTAGACTGGGTAGTTGTCACTTGTGCAGGTATCGTAAATATTCGTGATGAATGGCCATTAAGTCCAACTGAAATTTATAATTATTCAGAAAAAAAATATGGGAGTGGTTTAAATGATGTAAGATACTACATCACTAAAGAAATTAGAGATAGCGAAGGTCATTTAATATTACCACAAGGTAAAGTTGTCAATTCCGATTTTACAGTTAAATATTATGATAATATACTGTCATCATACCAAACGAGATCAGGAACCAGCGTAAGAACTGGTGTTAGTAATTATGAACACGAAACAAAACTAAATGAAGACAAAAGATTTATTTTCATTCTAAAAGGTGAATTCCTACAGGAGTTTTTGAATGATTTTAGAGATATTATGGTATACGGAAAATCATCTCAATTTGTAAATGATAAAACAGTTAAAACAGAAAATTTAAATATAACAATGCCATAAAAAAGGGAGGTTGCCCTCCCAGTTTTTATTTTCAAGTTATCGAAGTGGCATTAAAGGAACAGGATTGTTACGATAATAGTCTCTTGGAATACATGGTCTTTGTATTGTGCATCTTCTCTTACGAGGACGAGGCATTTTACAAACAGTTACTTGTCCATGAGTTCGACAACGTGGTCTTGGTCTTGCTCTACGAATACCTTCTGGAGAAACACCAGCTTCTGCGGAAGGTAAAAGAGTTCCTAATAAAAGGAATAATACTAAAAGTTTTTTCATGATTTTAATCTATGTACAATGATAGATGAAGTACAATATCATCTATCATTAAACTTAGTATTAAACTTCTAGTATATAAGGGAGGTTGCCCTCCCAGTATTTTAGTCTTCAGCAAGTTTTTGGAAATACGACAACGTGTCGTCATCCTCGATCTCACTTGAAGATGATGCTACAGAAGAGACTGTTTCTCTAGGTGCAGAAGTTGTTTCAAACTCTTCATCCTCAACTTCTATATCTTGAGCAACTGGTCTTGCACCTCTCTTACCAAGAACATACTCTAAACGAACTTTAAGTTCATCATAAGTTTTGAACTGTGTAGGAGCAACAAACTCAGAAAGTGATAACTCTTTCTTCCAGATTGCTTCCATTGCATCGTCATCATCTAGTAATGGTGATACAGCAGCAAACTCACTAGAATCGTAATTACGGTATCCAGCAACATTCTTAGCTTTCAATTTAAAGTTAGCACCCTGCCAGAAATCGAATGGATCGATTGCTTCTTCATCCTCGAACTCAGGT